AAAAGATCGTTAGAACAGGGGTTGGTATCCCTAGTCATACAGTCAAGCTTTAAAACTTGCTGGGTGCAACATGTGTCTCAAAAGACGCGATGTTAGTGTTAGCTTCTTAAGCGGCACGAAGATGAGTTCGGACTTCGAACCCCGCGCTAAAAACTCGGCGCGAGGCGACCCTCTTGGAAGGGCAAAGAGTAAATTGACAAAAAGGTCCAGTCAGTTTAAGTTTGGTCAGGTTCTCATTGAACGGGCGTGTGCTACGCTTGGGGTTTGGGAGCCTCCTGTCGGTGTACTATCGTCGTTTCGAATGCAGCTGCGTGAGCAGTTGCTGGTCGATGACGTGTTGTGCGTTGACAGAGCTAAGAAGTTATTTTGCTGGTTCCGAGCGAAGTACCTTGGCGACACCTTGCCGGCGATTGAATATCGGCCGACGGGTGCTTTCGGGAAATGGGCAAAGCCAAGGCTGGCGATCTTTCAGGCGAAGAACACGTACTTGTGGAATTCGGTATTCAATCTGAAGAACGTCAGCCTGCCTGTCACCAACCCCGTGGTGAAAGCCAATGTTGTGGGACATTGGAAGGATGTGCAGGAGCCGGACACGGCGACTGCGCAGGACTGCATCGATGCGGTTGATTCTATCGGCTCACTTCTAGATGAGGTGGCTGAGAAAGTCGGCCGAGCTTATATCGCTCTGCGGGACAATCTTTTCGACGACGCAATTGGCGGGAATCCTGCCTCCAACAAGGCTTCCTTCTCTAGCTCGCAGGGCGAGGGAGGTGAAGTTGGTGAACTCTACAGATCTGTATTCTGGCACCCCGGTGCTAGGACAGACATTGACTGGAGAGAACACTCGTGGGATAGTGGGACTTTTGAAAGGCGGCTTGCACTCTGTGAAGAACGGATGAGCGGGCCGTTGGCACCTTTCAGCAAGGTTGGGCGAACCTTGCTTCGTAAACGCCCGAAGTATGACATCGAATCTCCTTATGATCGCAAGATTTTAAGTTGGGTGGCTACTTTTGGGCGCTGGCCGGATGACGACGGGAACCTTGAATGGTGCGCCGCTCCGCGTTTTGATGTGGTGGGTTCAAAGCGAATTCTGAAGGATCTCCTCTTGGAGGTTATGGACGATTCGTTTTCGGAGTTCTGGCATGAGGATCTGTTGAAGTTAGTAGACAGTGAAGAGCCGGTTCTGGTCCGTGAATTCCATCAACATGGTGACTATGTGGAGGACATAATCACAAAGACTTATCCAGAAAGTCGATCGTATTTTGACACTCGGTTGAGCGCGCTTCTTGATGAGGCGCTCAGCTCTGACGACGTTCCAGTCTGTCGAGTTGTCCCGGTGTGTGAGCCTCTTAAGGTCAGGATCATCACTGTGTCGGATGCGATTACAAACTACTTCAGCACTTGGTACCAGAAGACAGTGCACCACATTTTGAGTCAGTATGAGGCTTTCGAGCTTCTTGGAACTGCTCCTAGAGCTGATATGATTCAGCGAGTGTGGTCCAATTCGTTTGGTGAAGACGAACTCTTGTTCGATTCGAGTGACTTTTCGAAGGCCTCGAGTGGGACTCCAGCGATGTTTCGTGAATTGATCCTGTCGAGATGTACGGCTAGGCTGCCATGGAAGCAGCGCCGTCTCCAGGAGATATGTAACGGCTTTCACTGGATTGTGTATCCGGCGCGATTCGACCTACCGCCGGTGTTGCAAAAGAGAGGAACTCTCATGGGACGGAAGACCAGTTTTCCGATCCTGTCCTTGCAAGTGTTTGCGACACATGTCTGGGCTCTCCGTTTGGCGGGAGACAGGCGCCCCCTCAGAAGTGTCATGAAGGGTGTTCGTGTCAATGGTGATGATCGTGTCACCAGGTACAATAGGAGAACGTACGAGATCTTTTGGGATTGTTGTCGCCGGTTACAATTCGGTGCTTCACTCGGAAAATCGTATTTTCATCCGACCTACGCAAACATCAACTCTCAGAGTTACCACTGCAGTTCTCGCGGTTACAGAAAAGTTGGCTCGCTGTATTGTGGGCTGCTTCATGGCCAAAAGAAGCTGGCGACTGACGTATTTGATCCAACGTCGGTGGTGACAACACTGGTTGAGTCATGCTTGACGGACAAAATGGCGCGGAACGTCCTATCGATGTTCATGCGTATGCACAAGC